TGCGTAATTGCAGCAGGAACAATTAACCATTTGCCTCTCATGCCTGCTAACATCAATGAGATGTTTGCGTTAGATGCAGCATGGCATCACTACATATTGAACTTCAGAACTTCGGGAGGCTCACCATGTGCGCGATCAATAGCAGTATTCAAAGCAGCTGACGAATGCAGATTTGATAAGGTAAGATTAGCATGGACTAACAGCAGAGGCGGATGGGACTATTTCAATTTTACTAAACGCTCTGAGGATTCTTACTCAGTGGAGCGCAAACGCTACAGAAAAGTAGTAGGTAATTATGGGACAGCTGATGAAACAACTGAGTTCGGATTTAACACTTACGATAGAGGGTTAACCGAGCGCAGCCCATTCGTTGAGAAGATGATGCGCATACGCACTGACTATTTAACTGAAGGACAGTTCGAATACCTTAAGAATCTTATTTACTCTGAATCAGTCTACATGATTGGAGCAGATGGAAGCGCTACACCGGTAGTAATTGAATCTAATAACTACGTGGCTATTAAGACTCGCAGCTTCGCGAAGACAGACTTAGAATTGACATTGAAATTTAGCAACGATTACACAGCATGAAGCCATCAGTAATATTAACGGTTAAGGCAAGCAATGGAGCTGCTGTAGTAGTAGACCTTTACGAGAATGAGAGCATAAGCTACTCATCTAATTTTAACAGCGTTTCTGAGTTCACTACCAGGGGAGCTTTCTCGCGTGAGTTTAGAATACCTGCAACGAAGGCTAACGTAGATTTCTTCGGGCAGCAGTATAACGCTAATCTGCTCAATGATGACACTACACAGATTAATGTGCTTCGCAAGATAGAGGCAACGCTGTCAGTAGATACCTTACCCATTGCTGAAGGACACATACAATTTAAGCAGGCCATTACTCAGCAAGGCAAGATGCACGAGTTCGTAATAGCATTCTTTGGAGAGACTGTTGACTTAGCTCGCAGCATTGGAGATAAGCTACTCAAAGAATTAGACTACTCTGATTTAGACCATGAGAATAGTTACGCTAACGTCAATGATATTAACGATGGTACTTTATTCGGCGGAGCTGCATGCTACACGCTAACTGATAGAGGGCAGAATTGGAGCGAAGATACAGCCATAGGCAGCAGAAGGATATTTAGTGATGTTAATCCTATCTATACCGGAGAGCTAACATTAGCACTTCAGGCTAAATGGCTGCTGAATAAGATTATTACTGAAGCAGGCTTTACTTGGAGCGGAACAACAATAGATGAAGAGCTTGAAAAAATGTACGTTCCTTACATAACTAATCCTCTAACGCTTGGCCCATTAAGTAATGACGAGGCTAAATTCTTAGCAGCATTTGCAGGAGCTACAACTTCAGTTACTATTAATGATGCTGCTCCTAATGGGCAAACTAAAAAACAGCTCACAGGATGGACTGAGGCAAGTGATCCTTCCAACAGCTTTGCTTCTAACGTCTACACTTCACAAGGTAATTTCTTAGCTACTTTTTATATCAATGCTAACTTTACTATTCCAGGTGCAGTAGCATTTGCTCAGAATGCTTATGACTTTGTTTTAGGTGTTACAAGAGATGGCATAGAAACGCTTTACCCAATGGGTGCGGGTAGTGCTATTTCAGATACAGTTATAGAATATGATTTTTCAACAGGACAATATATTCAATCTCCTGTTGATCCTGTAGTTTATGCTACCTACACTTTAGACATGCAAGTAGGTGATGAGATACGTTACTATGTTTATGCTCATGCTGGCAGCGCTCAGACTATTTTATTTGGTGCTGCATGTACTATAGGTATTTCATTCGTAACAGGAGAATTACAAGCACAGCCTGTAAGCTTTGAAAAGAATGCACCTGAGCAAAAGCAGATAGATTACTTGCGCGACATCCTAAAGATGTTTAACGCTGTCTTAGTTCCTAATCCAAATCTTCCTAATGCTGTTGAGATTATTCCAATGGTGGAGTATTTGGGAAGTGGTGATGATTACGATTGGACAGGCAAGCTTGACCTATCTAAAGACATTGTGTTTACTCCTGCTTCAGACATCAGAAAGAGAGTGCTTAAATGGAGCTACAAAGAGCAGGGAGATTTCTTCAATGCTAAATATAAGAGCGGTGCTCAAAGAGTGTATGGAGAGCTGCGCTTAACCGATGCAGGTAATGACTTTAGCACAAGTGACTACACTGTTGAATTAACCTTTGGAGCTTCACCTTGTGACCTTATCCCTAACACTAACTACATCATCCCGAAGTATTTTAATGAGACAGGAGAGTTTATGTCACCTGGGCCACGCATTCTTTACAGAAGAGCAAACGAAGAGGCGGCTGTAGTTATGGTTTATGATGAGGTAGCAGAAGATGCAACTTTTACTATTATTCCACTACTTAGCCATTACGCATCTATCCCAACACAGATAGGCACAGATGACTTGAACTTTGGGCAGGAGATTCCTCCACATCCAATAGAGGCCATGCCATTACATACGCTATGGGATAGATATTGGAGAGAGTATATCGCAGAGCTTTATGATTCAGAGCAGAAGATTATGGAGGCTTATTTTAAGCTTAGCGTAACCGATGTATTTGGCTTAAAGTTTAATGATAAGATTTGGGTTAAAGATTCTTGGTGGAGAGTAATAGAGCTAACTGATTACATAGTAGCAGATGAGCAAGTAACTAAGTGCAAGCTTATGCGCTTGTTAGACATTGGAGCGCTATGCCAATACACACCATACAATATTAACGCAACTACAGGAGCAGTTCAGTTTTTAGATTACGATGGAGACACAAGCTACGGATCTCAAGTGTGCTGCGAATATTATGGCTACACTTGGAACGCTGATAAGGGAAGATGCTTCGCAAGCACTGGTACTAATGGTACAGGTGGAATAATTAGCAGTCCTAATAATATAGGAGGTAGCAATATCACTAACACAAGCGGTAATCAAAAGAGTGCTACCGGCATGGGCAACGTAAACCGAGCATCCATTGAGAATAACAACGAACGCATTTTTGTTAGTGGCTTAGGTCATGGCATCAGCCCTAACAATAACTACAGCCAAGCCATGGGCTATCGCAACTTCATTAGACCTAATTTAGAAGGCACTACAGTGATGGGCAGATGGGCAGAGGCAGATGTGAGAGGGGTGCACTTTGGTGGAGGTACTTGGTACGATGGTACTTCTGACTTTGGAACAACTATACCAGGGCGCTCGCAGCACGGCTTTATTCAGCTTATGGGGTTAGCTTCACTCACAGCTAATCCAACTAACGTGAATCTGTTATTGGATGGAGTAAATGGTGGCACTATTGCTATGCCAACTGAGACTGTGTGGATGGTTAAGGTGTACATCTCTATTCTTGAATATGATTACAACGTAACTGATTTCACAGGTAAGGTAGCGAGCCTTGAATATAGTTCTATGATTTGGAAGGATAAGGTAACTCAATACAGCTCTAATCCAATTTTAGTTAATCAGTTTAGTAATGTATGGGGTGCTAACCTATTTGATTTATATATGCCTGTTGTCAGCAACAAGGTAGCGCCATACATCGCATGTAAGACCACAGGTAAGACTGCTGTAATAAGCGCAACGATTCAATACACTCAAACTAAATTCCAACGTACACCTATAATATGACAAATCCTTACGAAGATATTATCTATAGTATGACTTTACTACGGTCAGGAGTACCTGGCAAGAGTAAAGAATTTCACCAAGCAAGTGGCATCTATCATGCAAGGCTAAAGGTGTGGCAAATAAGGGCTATTAATTACACTATATTAATAACAGGGGTAAGCTTAATTGGATTAACAATTTATAGTATAGTATAATGGCTACACAAGAGATGATATTAAAACTCTCCTTTAATGACGAGGGTACTTTTCAAGGTTTAGAGGAGATTAATCAGGAGCTGCAAACAGTAGACAATTCTACGCAGAAATTAGAGAAATCTACTAAGACTTTAAAGCAGCAATACGCTGAGCTGAAAAAACAGCAAGATCAATTCGATCCAGGCACAGAGAAATTCAATGAGCTATCTCAAAAGATGGGAGAGCTGAAGGATAGAATGAATGATGCTGCCGAAGCTGTTAAAGGAAATACGGGCCCTGCTATTGAAGGTATGAGCAACACCTTTGGAATCATGGGTGAGCAGCTTAAGAATTTAGACTTTGAAGGATTAAGCCAATCGCTTCAGACGTTCAGCGGAAATCTTTCACGCATTGACACTAAGGCTTTATCAGCTGGATTGAAAGGTGCATTTCAGGCAGGTATAGCAGGTGTTAAAGCATTAGGAAAAGCTATCTTAGCGAATCCTATTTTACTTTTAGTAGCAGCTATCATTAGTGTTATAGCTTATTGGGAAGAGCTGACTGATTTGGTTAGTGGAAAGAGCAAGATGCTTGAAGGTTTAAAGCAGCAAGCTGAAGTACTTAAATCTCAAGAGCAAGCTTTAGCAAGACAGATGGCGCTTCAAAAAGCATTAGGAGCAGGAGCAGCTCAGATGTTACGCACTGAGTTAGAAATGCTTAAGAATAAGCAGGCTCAAGCTGAAACAGCTATGAAGATAGCTTACTTAGAAAAAGATAGAGCAGCATTCTTAGAGGCGCAGCAATCACAATTACAAGCCATCAATGATCTTGAGATTAGAAAGGTTAAGATTAACCAAGATGCTCAAGCTTTATTAGATAAGATTCGCTCAGGTACTGACGAGCAATATAATAAGCAGTTATTACAGAATCAGGCATTCAGTGAATACAAAAAAGCTACTGAAGAGCTTACTGTATTGCAGCAATTAAATAATGAGAGAGCAGTCCAAATTAACAAAGAGATAGCAGCAGCTCGCCAAGCTGGCAATAATGCTTTAGCTAATCAGTTAATTTTAGAGAGAGAGTCATTAAAGAATCAAAATATCAGCCTCCAAAATAATAAGGATGAGATTTGGAACGCAGGGCAAGCCGCTAAAGATAGTGTTAAGACTGAAAAAGAACTTGAAGCTATTGCAAAAGCTAAGGCAGCAGCAGCAGAGAGAAAAGCTAAAGCCGATGCTGAAGCTAAAAGAATAGCAGATGAAGCTTTAGCAGTAGACAAGAGATTAGATGAAGTAGAAAAAGCAAGAGCAGATGCTAAGAAAACAGCTTTAAATAAAGAGTTAGACGACACATTAGCACTACAAAAGAAAGAAGAAGAAGCTTATGTAGCAGCTAAAAAAAGTGAGACTGAGCTACAAGATTTAAAAATAAGACACTCACAAGAGCTTCAGGGTATACTTCAGAAATTTGCTGAGTTAGAACAAGAGAAAGCTGATGAAGATGCAAAGAAATTAAAAGAGTTACAGCAAGAGGCAATTAATCAAAAACAAGCTGAATTAATAGAGCTTCAATCTATTATTGATGGAGCAGATGAAGCTAATTACCAATCAAAATTAAGTAAGCAAGAGCAGGAGCTAATGGCTTCTCAAGAGTATTACTTTCAACTTAAGACTCAAGCGGAAGCAGCAGGATTGGATGCTACTGCATTGGTAGAAGAGCAGGCTCGGAAAGAGAATGAGATAAAAGAGAAGTACAGAAAGGAAGATCAGGAAAGAAGAATGGCTAACATTCAATCGAACTTCGAGATGGCAGGCCTTGCTTTAGATGCACTAAGCTCATTAAATGAGGCAGCTGCTAAAGGTGATGAAGCAAGCCAGCGCAAAGCCTTTGAACGTAATAAGATGATTCAGAAGGCGCAGGCTACAATAGCCATGGCTTCGGGTATTGTTCAGCAGTTAGCAGTGCCGCAAGACCAACTAACAGGAATGAACTTCGTAAAAGCAGCCGCTGTAGCAGCAGCAGGGGTAGCTAACATTGTTAAGATTAACCAAACGCAGTTTAATGGTAGCGGAACAGGTAGCGGAGGTAATGGAGATTTAAATGCACCAACAGGAACAGCTAATGCACCGGCTATTGACTTCAGCGGAGCAGCAATGAATAACAACGCACCTGGCACTACTGAGACTTATGTGCTTGCAGGCAACGTAGCTAACGCATTAGAGGCACGTCAGAAGATTATTGACCAATCATATCTATAACGAATATGGCAAACTTTCCACTACTTAAAAAGTGCATAGCGAGAGGAGTAAGAAATGCTCTATCTGAGATAGATAGAACAGAGCTTGAAGATACTGAGGCTATAATTGATGAGGTAGTTAACGCTATACTATTTGAAATTTCTGAAACATACGATAATGAATGATAAATTAAAACTAATAGAATACGGCTTAGGCGAAGATGATTCTAACATGGGAGTCTATGCTGTAAGCTTAGTTAGTGAGCCTGCTATAATGGTAGACTTCGTGGCGCTAAGCAAACAGAATCTAATGTTAGCTCGCGTGGAAGATGGAGAGAAGCGCATGCTGTACGGCCCTGCACTTATTCCTAATCAGCCTATAGTTAGATATGATGGCAATGGTGAGAAGTATTTTATCACTTACTCTAAAGAGACCATAGAGCAGACAGCTCAGGAATTTCTTAAGCGTAACATGCACCATAACCACACCATTCAACATGAGATGCCTGTAAACAATCTTACAGTAGTAGAGTCATGGATTAAGTTCGGTGCAGATAAGGGAGATAACTACGGCTTTGAATTGCCTGATGGTACTTGGATGATAGGGGTAAAAGTAGATGATGATGCTACATGGCAAGCTGTAAAGAATGGCGAGGTTAAAGGCTTTTCTATTGAGGGATGGTTTACACCAATGGCTGAGACTAAGGTAGAAGAGAAAGATCTTGAGAAGCTGTTGGCTGAATTGGCTCAAGCACTTGAAATGAATTCTTAATTTTTTCCACTAATAATTATAACACATGAACATGATTTCTGAAATTTTAGAAAAGTTCGCTCCGCAGCTTAGTAAGCATGGGGTGAAATTGTCAGTAGAAGAGACTCCTGCCGTTGAAGAATCTACCAAGGTAGAGATGATGGTAGAGGGCGCTTTAGCTGATGGTACTATGATCTATTCACCAGCTGAAGTATGGGCTGAGGGAGTAGAGATTTTTGTAATGGATGCAGATGGCAATCCTACACCTTTAGCTGATGGCGAGTATACACTTGACAACGGTATGGTAATCGTGGTAGCAGCTGGCATTATTGCAAGCGCTATTGAAGTACCAAAAGAGGAAGAGAAGCCTGAGGTAGAAGTTACCATAGAGCAAGAGGTAGCTGAGACTTATTCGAAAGAGCAAGTAGAAGGTTTACTTAAAAACGTAATTGCTGAATTCGAGGCTAAGCTTAGCGCTGCTGAAAAGAAAATTGTAGAGCTTTCACAAGCACCTGCAGCAGTAACTGTTAAGCAAGCTCGCCAAACAGCACCAACACAACACGTAGATATGTCTCGCATGACTGCACAACAACGTGCCTACGCTATGATTAATAAACTCAAATAAAAACAAACATAAAAACAAACACAAAAAATGGCAACTAATTTAACCATTTCTTCAAGCTCATATGCTGGCGAGTTAGCTCTGCCGTATATCAGCGCAGCAGTATTGTCAGGAGACACTATTGCTAACAACTACATCACAGTTAAAGAGAATGTTAAGTACAAGATGGTACTTAAGACGTTAGCTTCTACTGACATCGTGAAAGCATGGGGTTGTGACTTCGACAATGCAGACTCTACCTTAACATTGGCTGAGCGTGTATTGACTGTTACTGACCTTAAGGTGAATGTTGAAGTATGCAAGGATCAATTTGCAAAAGATTGGGAAGCTGCACAAACAGGCCGTGGATTTGCTAACGATACTATCCCTGCTAACTTCGCTGATTTCTTGATTGCTCACCTTTCAGGTAAAGTAGCTGAGAATATCGAATACACTTTGTGGCAAGGTAACTTCGAATCTTCATCTTACACTTCTTTCAATGGAATTTTGAAGGTGTTGGATACTGCTAAATCAGGTACTCCTGATGTTGACTTCGCTAACGCATTCACTTCATCTAACGTTATCGCGTCTTTAGAGACTTTGATGGCTGCACTTCCTGCAACATTAATCGGTGATGCTTCTGTTAAGCTTTACGTTAACCGTAAGACTGCTCAACTTTACCGCCAAGCTTTATCAGCTTTAGGTTACTTGCAACAGTTCAACGCTGCATCTAACTACCCATTGATGTTCGACGGGTATGAGATCTATGTTTGCCCAGGTATTCCTGACAACGTAGCTCTTTTCGCTAAGCCTGAGAACTTGTTCTTCGGTACTGACACTGTATCTGACTTCAATGAAGTTAAGGTTGTAGATATGTCTGTAACTGATGGATCAGATAACGTGAGAATGGTTATGAAGTTCCGTGCTGGTACACAAGTAGCAGTTCCTGCTGAGGCTATCTTAGGATTCATGAATCCCTAATTAATACTCCTTTGTTAAAAGAGTGGGTTGGCTAAGAGCCGCCCATTCTTTGCAAAGAATAGTTTAAAAAATAACAAAAAAAAATTTACACACGATATGAGCTGTCTAACTACCGCTGGACTCCAGATTCAGTGCAAAGAATCGATTGGTGGGATTAAAGCAATCTACCTTGGTTCTTACGCTACATTCGCTAACAGTGCTACCATTGACGGAACAAGTAACTTAGTTACTGCTCTTGCAACAGGAAGCGTTTACGAATTCGAATTACCTAAGCACACAGGATCATTTACTGAAGAGGCTACAATCTCTATTGAAAATGGCACTGTATACTACACTCAAACTATCGTAGCTTCATTCCATGGAATGACTGCTGCACGTTCACTACAACTTCAAAACATCGCTAAAGGTCGCAACGTACTTTTTGTACAAGATAATAACGATAACATTTGGATGTGTGGTTACAAAGATGGTGTTGAGGTTACTGCATTCACTACTCAAACAGGTACTGCTAAAGGCGACATGGTGGGTTACACCGTTACCTTCACAGGTGAAGAGAAAGATAAGGCATACTTACTTGACCAAGACGCTGGAGATACTCCATTTGAAGACTTCGCAACTGTTACTGTAGTAGCAGGTACATTGTAAACTAAATTGTGCTATATTTAAGGCATGATTTATTTACTTAAACTTCAGAAGCTTTACGCTATTCCAACAAAGATAGCAGAGAATGATAGATATACTACCATTCAAATCGGCACAAATGCCAACACACCAACAGCTGCAAGCCTATTAATTAACTACCCAGCACGTTTCAGCTACATAGTTTATGGCCAAAATAGCAGCACTAATTTAGATCCTACAAACGCGGCAGTCGAGGGAGTAATAGAGAAGGGTTATTTAATCGTTGAAGATATTACTACTCCTCGTTTCACTGAGCCGAATTTAACAATAGATAACGATATTACTTACAATGGATAATATAGCACAGACCTCAGCACCAATGTTAGTGAATCTTGGCGCAGCAATGCCTCAGGAAGCTACCGAGAAAGAGACTCCAAAAGGATGGGTAACACTTGGAGAGGCTAACTTGTTTAGTAATTATCTTATTGATTTGTACTATGCTTCACCTGTGCACTCTGCTCTAACTATGAGCATATCTTTCATGATAGCAGGAAAGGAAATTAAGAGTAACAATCCTGCTGCTCAAAGAGAGATAGATAGACTTAAATTAAATACTATCCGCAGGCCAATAGCATTGGATGCTAAGATGCAGGGAGGATACTACTTAGAAGTAATTTGGAGCGTAGATAGAAGCACCATTGCTAAGATTAATCATCTGCCTTATGAGAATTGCAGATTAGCTGTGGCTAATGAAGAGGATATTATACCGGGCATTTATTACTCTAAAGATTGGTCAGACACGCGTAAGAAGAAAAACATTCCTGTGTTTATTCCTATGTACAATCCAACAACGAAAGCAGATGAGCCTTCTCAAGTGTTGTTTGTTGGAGTGATGACACCAGGCTCTGCTTACTATCCTAAGCCTGATTATTACAGTGCTATTAACTACATTGAAATTACTCGCGATATTAGCGAATTTTATAGAGCTTTCTTAAGCAATGGAATGGCGCCAAGCTATTTCTTGCACATGAATAACGGCATTCCTGATCCTGAAGAGCAGATGGCTATTCGCAGAAATTGGGAGACCATGGTAGGTGCTAAGAAAGCAGGTAAGGTAGTATTCACATTTAATGAGTCAGCTGATAGAGCACCGCGCTTAGACTTAGTGCCTATGAGTGATGCAGATAAGCAGTGGCAGGAATTAAGCGTGCAGTCAAGAGAGAATATCTTAGCAGCTCACCGAGTTACTTCACCTCTATTATTTGGTATTCGTGATGCAGGAGGATTAGGTAGTAACGCTGATGAGATGAAGAGCGCTTACCGCATCTTTAACAGAAACATCATTGAGCCATATCAAAAGATTATAACTGATTCACTTGAAGAGATATTTAAGGGCATGGGCATTGTGGCTGATTTATACATTGAGTCTAATGATATATTCGCTGATGCAGCTGAAGCAGCGCCACAAATAGCACCTACAGCTATTACAGATAATGCAACAACTGATGTAAATGCACCTGCACCGGTAGCACCAGCAGGCGCTTCTGTAAGTGATGTAACTTATAATGGAGCTCAGATAGCAAGTGCTTTAGAAATTGTAGCAGCAGTAGGCACAGGAGCTCTAACAAAAGAGCAAGCTATAGTATTCTTAGTACAATTCCTACAACTTCCAATAGACGTAGCTACAGCAATGTTTGAGCCATCGCAGGGAAGTGCAGTAGCTAAGCTATCTGCTCAAAAAAAAAAGACTAATTTAGAAATCCCTGAATCTTTCGAGCCTACTAACGAGATGGCCGCAGAGGCTGAGTTAGGTTTGAAGTGGAGAGAGGAATATGGCAGAGGTGGCACTGAGGTAGGAGTAGCGAGAGCTCGCGATATCAGCAATAAGCGTAATCTATCTTATGAGACCATTACACGAATGTACAGCTACTTTGAACGTCACGCTGTAGATAAGGAAGCTACAGGATGGAATCAGGGAGAGGAAGGCTTTCCAAGCGCAGGCAGAGTAGCATGGCAGTTATGGGGTGGTGATGCAGGGAGAGACTGGGCTACTGCAATTTACAACAGATATAAAGCTGAGCTTTCAGCCGATCCACAAGAGAAGCCTCCAATCTTCACAGAAGATGATGAGAATTGGTGGTGTGAATTCTTGGAAGATAAGGGTGAGATAGTAGATGAGGATGAGTGGGAATTGATAGAAGCTGAGCCTGTTAATCTTGCATCAGTTAGAAGCTATGCAGATCCTGATTTACCTTCTGAAATGGATAGCGGACTTTATAAGATTCGTTATTCTTATTCAAAGAATCTAAGTAAAAACAGCCGCAAGTTTTGCAGACAAATGGTAAGCGCAGCTAAGGCTGGCTATGTTTACCGATACGAAGATTTAACTGCAATGGAAACAGATAGTAATATCCTTAATCCTAACATGGGCCATAATGGCTCTACCTATAGCATATGGTTGTGGAAGGGCTCGGTCAATTGCAAACACTACTGGGAGCGTAGAGTATATTTTAGAAAGAGAGAGAAAGGAAGATTCATTGCAGATAACGGTTTAGACTCATCTAATCCAATCTCAGTGGCTAAAGCTATTCGTGCAGGAATGCCTCTTAAAGATATAGCTAAAGACTTCGCTACAGCTAACACTCGTACGTATGACTTACCGAATAATGGCAGATATCCAGGAACAAATTAAAACTAACACACAATGGCAATAGCACCCGAAATATTATTCATCAACGAGGAATTCTTAAAGAAGTACACTCAACTTAATGAAGCTGTAGATACTAACTTAATTAGACCTGCTATGTATCTCGCTCAAGATAAGTATATGACTTTGTACCTTGGTACTGACCTTACCAATAAGATTAAAACAGAGATAGAGAATGGCACTTTAACAGGAGTGTATGAGACTTTATTAAACGAATACATTGTTAAGCCAACAGCTTGGTGGACAATGGTAGAGCTTTATCCTTTCCTCATGTACAAGCATGATAATGGTAACTTAGTTACTCGCCAATCTGAAAACACTACAGCCATAACTAAAGGTGAGATGGACAGCTTAGTGGAGAAGGCACGTGAGAATGCTCAGTGGTACACGCAGCGCTTAGTAGATTACTTGTGCGACAATAGCACTTCTTATCCTGAATACACATCTAATAACTTCCCTGATATTCACCCATTACGCAAAGTAAACAGGCAGAGCACTGTAGCTTTTAGTGAGGGTAGAAATTACGATAGTGCTTGGAGCAGATTCAACGTAAGAGATTTCACTAACTAACAAAGCATGACAAAGGAAGAAAAAACACGCAAGGACTATGAGCGCAAGCTTAAAGTCTACTTATCTAAACGCGATAAAGAACTAAGAAAAAATGAAAGCACCAACAATAGAAGAGCTTAAGGCTCAATTCACAGAGCTTGGCTACAAATGGCCTACTATTCATATCGTGGGCATCCGCTCTAAAGCTAATGAGCCTAATAAGTTTGATGATCTAATAGGCTTGGTGCAGGGTAATGAGGTTAAGTGGTACACTGGAACAACTAATCCAGGTACTTTTTGGCTCAATAATCCTATGAATAAGTTAGGCACAGCTGTACTTAAGGCAGGGCAATACGTAGACACTTGGGTTATTGGCTTGCATCAGGGCAAATACAGCGCATTAGTGCAGGCTAAAAAAGTAACTGTGTTTAGAGATGCTGACAAAGATTCAGTAGCTGAGGAGCAGGGCAAAGAAGATACAGGATTATTTGGTATTAACATCCATCGTGCTAATGAATCTGCTGAATCTAAGAACATTGATAAGTGGAGCGCAGGATGCCAAGTATTGAATAGTCCTAAAGATTTCAAAGAGCTTATTCAGGCATGCATTAAATCGAATAAAAAAGCGTTTACTTACACTTTATTACATGAGCAGTAACCAACAACAGATAGCGGAAGGAGTAACCGGTACAGTGAGCAGTATTTTACTTAGTGTACCTGCATGGATGTTAGATATAGAATTCGCACTTAAGATTATTTGTTTACTCTTATCAGCAGCGGCTTCAATCTTTACCATCTACAAGATGAATAAGAAGCGCAGATGAAATGGCTTAAGAGTGTATTCAGTAATGAGACCGATGCAAGTAGCAAAAGAGTGGCTTCTATATTGGCTCTACTCGTTTGCATTAACCTTTCATACATTGGTACATTTACTGATTACAAATGCCCTGAATTTATGTTCGATGGTCTGCTTATTTTAGCAGGTGGGGGGTTAGGATTAACAGTGATAGAATCTATCTTTACAAAAAAGAAATCTAATGACGAAGGATCAAATTAAAGGCGCTATTGTTATAGCTGTAGCCATCACCATCTGCATAATCATTCAGACTTTATACATCAGAATTAAGCAGGATGAAAAGACTATAGAAGGATATGAGCGCAGAGCTGATAGAGCTACTCACGTAATAGATTCTTTAGAAGCTACAAACGTGCAGCGCATGCTTCAGATTGAAGAGCTTAGCGAAGAATTAGAAAGAAATAAAGAAAGATATGAAGCAAACATTAGTGCTATTGATTCTCTTGATAGGCATGGGCTTCGCAGAGCCATGCACAATCTACTCTCAGAGCTTGCCGGTGAGAGATACCCTGGTCAGTCTAACGACTAAGGAAGTAAGAAGCCTACTTAAATTAAAGGCTGAGCGTGACTATCTTAAGACTCAGTTTATAACGCTATCTAAATCGGATAGCATTTCAGCCATTGTTATTAAGGATCAGCAGAAGTCTATTGATGCATGGGCGCTAACCAACGAAAAGACATCACAGCAATTAGTTAAATCACAGGAAGATTTATACAAGCAGACTGCACGCAAAGAATCTTGGCGCAGCGCAGCGCTTATAGGTATTCCCATCTCGTTTATAGGGGGTATTATCTTCACTCTATTTTTCTAAACTAACAATTATTTGTTAATAACTTTGCTATAATTAGTAAGGTTTCTTTTGCTTTTCTAAAATATCGTAGTACATTTGCTAAAATTAAATCAATAAGCAAATGAAAAAAGCACTACTCTTTC